ATCTATACCCTTTTTTTGGGTGCGTTCTTTAATAGCCGCAATCTCAAAAGCTGTGGCATTGGCTAATGCTCTTTTAATAGCTTTAGGTACTTGTTTAGATACTCTTTGTAGTGATTTTCTTACTTGAACAGAGTTGTCCTTGATGCGAACATCCGCAACCATTAACGAACTAATCTTAGATGATGTATAGGTTCTTTTTCACTAGCAGTGACTGACGCATCCCCATCTTCATCATATTCAACACCATCACGCAAACACGCATTAAATTCTTCTGCATATTTGGCTCTGTAAAATTCTATTTGTACTTGGAAAGCATCTTGTCCATCACCACCTTGTGGGTCTTTCCATTTAGTTAATTGAGGATAAATATATTCTGCCAGTGCTTTGTAGATAGTGGCTCTTTTCCACTGTGAAGCTGTTAATTTAGTATTATCCATTTCTAAAGTAGTGACTTTAGTAATATCTTTATATCTAACAGTGTGGCGATATCTTTCCCACCATTCTTCTCTGATTTGTCTTAAAACATCATCTTCTGCAAATTGTAATTGAGTATCAAAATCTGTAATACCATAACCTAGAATATCTGGTTGATAATCTGTCATATTAGAACTGACTACTGCGAATACTGATGTTGCCGCCATTAATCTTCTTTCTTCTTCCTAGTTTTTTTTGGTTTCTCAGCAGGTTTATCTTCTATTAATTCAAAACCTCTCATTTTCCAATGGATTAAATTTTTTTCCCAATCAAATTTTGTTCTGGTGATGATTTTATCGCCTTTTTTTAATTTAACTAATTCCATAATCGTTCCTTTATACATTTTAACAGGTGGGGAGTATATCCCCACCCATAGTCTATATTATTGGATTGATGAATCAAAGTGTAATTCAACACCATAAGAGTCATGCAATTCGCCTACGCCATAAACAGCAGTTGCAACAATCTCATCTGCTCTTAGAGAAGCATCTCTTTGAGTTTCGATTTTGATGTCCTGCATCATAGCTAGTGCAAGTGCATCCTTATGGAATACTGCACCCTTATAGTCACCTGCTGTTCCTGTATTTGCCATATTTGAAGTTTCAAATACGGAAATACCTGCAATCTGACCTACAAAACCGCTTCTTAGTGCTTCATTCTGTAAATCACCTGCATTTGGGTTTGCAAATGTGTTTGTTAAGTTTGCTTTTAAGTCATAAGCAATCTTTGGGTGTAATACAGCGTAACACTCATTGATTGGCAGTCCTGCCGCTCTTAGAGTTGATGCCGCATTGAAAATAGAAGATGCCGCAATCGCACCAGTTCCATCACCTAGAGTAGTTGAGAAACCATCAAATAATGCAATTAAATCTTCATCCATTTTCTTTGCAATACCTTCACCGAATAATCTACCGATATCTGCCGCTACGTTTCTTGGTGCGGAGTTTCTCGCTAGGTCGGTTAAAGTTGTCATTACACCAACTTCAGAAGCAGTGATTGTTACTGAAGATGGGTTTACTGCTGTGTTTGATAAATCTGTTGCTTCCGCTACAGCCGCCGCAGAGATTGCAGAATAAATCGGTACTTCTACAGATTTTCCGCCACCTGCAATGGTGTAGTTTTTTACCAAGTTCTTCATTATTGATTGCTCTTGAATTACGAACTCAGCTTCAGCAACGATTTCTGTGTACAATTCGCTAAGCGTTGTACTTGTGCTTTCGTTTGCCATTTGTTTTTACCTTTCGTTATTTATTTAATTTAATCTGAGTAACACTATCTCTAGCTTTGCGATACTCTGCGTATGCTTTTCTATCAGCAGGATTACTCATATCTAAGTCCGCAATATTTAAAGTCTTTTGCGTAGCTGACTGACCCACATTAGACACGCTTCCGCTCCCAGAGGGAGTTGCCGCTTGGAAGTGTGCGTTCTGCGTTAAAAACTCTTGGACTGCTTCATCAACAGTCAATAAGTCACCATCCTTGTTATAACGTGGTGTTCCATTAGAATCAACAACTTCTACTTTGCCATCTTTGTTTAGATGAACATTATTCTTTAGTAGAGATTTGATTTGTTCTGGATTGATAGCTTTATGTTTTGATGCCGCATTGATTAATTGCTTATCAACTCTTTCATCTCTTAGTTCTGCTTCTAACTTAGTAAGTTTCTCATTATATTCTTGAGTTTTCTTTTTGATGACTTCATCAAACTTGCCTCGTTCTATTTGTTTTTCTTCTTCTGCTTTCTTAATAGATTCTATTGCTGATTTAGCATCATCTAATGAACTAACTCCCAATTCATTAAGTAGTTTTTGTTCTTGGCGGTAAAGTCTATCCTTTACTACCTTATCAATATCAACTTGTTTTGGTTGTGGTTGTTCTACAGGTTGTTCCTGTTTTGTTTCTACATTCTCAGTTGTTGTTGCTTCCACCTGTTCCGTTTTATTCTCGTCAGACATAATATACTCCTTTAGTTAGTATTTATTTAAGAGATATATAAAAAATTTCTATTCTTCAATCAAATTTTCCCATTCTGGGTCGTAGGGAATAAAGCTGTGGCGGCATCTATAACCACCTCTATTGATAAATGGGTCTGTTCCAGACTTTCCTGCCCACCTAGTAGATGCCCAAGTATCTATGGCTTCTTGCTCTGTAAAGACTTTATTGAGATTCGCTCTACAAAAGGGTCTAGTAGTAATAATATTTGTGCCTGTGTATTTGTAAGATGTAATCCCTGCTTCATTAGCTTTGTACTTAGTAAATTGTCCGTCAAACTGCATTAAACTATCATGTGCCATTTGACTTGCATATCTTCTCATATTATCGCCATAAATATCAGCGGCATATTTAGACTGTAGTGTTTCTTTCGCTACAGATACTTGTGCCTTGATACTAGCATTATTAGAGTATCTATTTTTATCTATAAATCCTACAAGACGATTGATTTCTGTTTCATCACTTCTCTGGTAAACGCCATTTATTTTGGCTCTGATATTTTTTACCATATCTCTAAAGTCTTTGCCTACAATGGCGGATTGATAAACCTCATTCGCTAATGTGTCTAGGTAAGTATTTGCAATATCCTCAAACCCACTAAAAGATAAAAACTTTAATTGATTAATGACTTCCAGATTAGGTTTCGTTAATGACTTGAACCTTGCAGGGATAGGTAGCGGTCTGATGAACTTCTGATATTCTTTTATAATCTCATCATAGTCACTACGGATAATATCATCTACTTCTGATAAATAGTTTTCTTCAATTAATCTTTTAAGGTTCGGTCTAAGTTGGACTGCTAGTTGGGTTGTTAGCTTTTCACCACCTGCGGTTGACTTGGTTAAGTCAGCAATAATGTCATCTTCTAATTTTTTAAGTACGCCAATAACTCTTTGTTCGTGAGTATCAATTAGCCTATTTAATATCTCTTGTTTTGCCATTTTTTATTTTCCCAAAAATCGTGTCAAATGTACAAGTTTGTCGCACCCTAAATTGTGATAACAAATAATTCTATTTTTCATTATGTCCATTTTTACCCTATTTCTGAAAAATTGAAAATCTCAATATGGTATAATAGAGATGTTTATTAAATTTTATATAAAATTTAATTGGCTCTTTAATAGTGTGAATATGGTTGGTGAATAAACCAAAGGAGGTTTAGTATGAAAACACTAACATTAAAAGAACGCAATGTTCTGATTAAACTATTAGATGATTACTATGATGAAATAGTAAATAAATCTGAACTCACAACTTCTTTTCAATGGACTAGAGGATTGATTGGAATGTCTTTTGATGACCAAATAAATCAAATGTTCAATAAAAAAGAAACAGAAGTAAATTTTAGTTATGATGATTACGGACAACTTAGAGATAAGTTGTATGGTGATTTAAATGACTGAAGAAAAGACATTTGAATTTGGCTGTGGCAAACAAGACGATAAGGTTTGGTATTCAGCTAGAATAAGTAAATGTAAAAAAACAGGTAGATATTATCTGACTGTTTACAAAGACACAGCAACTAATAATCCTTTATTCACAATTCAAGACATTATAGTAAATGGTGTTCTTGATGATTTTACGGATTTAGGAATTAGATAAACTAAAACCAACCATATCACACTTTAAAACCTTTTTTCCAAGATTGAACTGCCCAATAAGCAGGGGATAGGTTTTTCTGTCCTTTGACTTTGGCTAGTATGGGTCTAAATCTAGCCATAAAACTTCTTTGTCTTGCAGGGATATTTTTCTTTATAGATAGGTTAGGGTCGCCAAATCGGACTATCTGGACATTACCTGTAGCTTTATTTTTTACATAAACACCAAACTTCTTTGACTTGCTTGGGGTTCTGAATGGTTTATTTAATTTAACTTGACGACCTCTATAAGTAGCCATTATTTTTTCTTCCTTTTTTTATGTGCTGAGTTTTTCATTAATCTACCATCTGGCATATAATGATAACCTCTAGGTGCTTTTTTTCTTCTTTTAGCCACTATTTCTTTTTCTTCTTTCTTTTCTTCATTTTCATAGCAGATTTAACTGATTTTGTTTTTCCGTAATGTTTTGGCATTTTACTTTCCTTTCTTTTTCTTTTGTTTCTTTAGAATAGCTTTTTGTAAAGCCATTGGTAGTTTCTTTTGTTTCTTTGTTAGTGCCATTTTTAATCCTCTCTT